TAGGGTAGCATCCTTATCAGAAACAGTTTGACTATTTACAAGAGTGTCGCTCAAGTACTTTGGCTTACCTGCTTCGTTATCTACTTTATTCCATAGTGCCATTTTAATTCTCCTCATTTGTATTTTCCGCCCGACTTCGATCCAGATGGACGTCCGCGGTCGCGTTGTTGTGTAGGTGCAACTTCTGTTGCCTCATCATCATTAGCCTGCATTTTACCTATGCTCTCTACTTTCTGGCCTGTTGGAGTGTGGGTAACTTTACGTCCATGGCCGTCTGCATCAACTGTAGTGTAATGTGCTTTGCCGCTAGTATATTTATCGTCCACAACTTTGTTGCCTGCTTTACGGTGCATTGCAATCTTATCAGTAAAATCGCTATATGAAATCATTGCTTCATCAAGATCAGATTCTTCCTTAACTGGATCGGCTTTCTTTTGCTGCTTCTCCATAGCCTTACGTGCGAGGTCACGGACACGCGACATCTCATCGTGCTTTGCACCAGACTTATCCGTTACAGTGTCTTTGGCTTTAGTGTACGGACCTTTAAAAGGCATATCACCTTCATCGATTGATTCATAGTCTTCTTTAGTTAAACGACCAACTGCCTTTTTCATGCCCCTAAGCCTTCTAATTCCTTTGGATTGAGTATCGTAAGTTTCTTTATCGCTTGCACCAAGGGCATCTTTCATTTTTTCTCTTTGGTCCGTTTGGCTACTGCTATCTGTATAACCGCGGTTTGTATATCGATCTACTTCATCACCTTCTGCTTTTTTCTTACCAAAAGATGCACCTTTTCTGAAAGCATCTTGACCTGCTTTATTGATATAAGACCCAAGAGTTTTCTTTGATAACTCATCAATCGATTCATAATCTTCACTCATCGCTAAAGTTAAATCTTGGGGCGCGTATTTCATCATCTTGCCATCCGAGCGTTGTACTGTGTAGTACTTCTCATCTTCGGCACCATGTTGAGTATCCATCAACACAACAATACCTGTCATCCCGCTATCGAGGCACTCAACTTTATCGCCAAGTTTAAAATGCGATTCGTTTAGAGTTTCTTCTCCCATGCTTCCCTGCTTGCGTATGCCCAACTTATTTGCAGGGCTTGGTCCAAATCCATATTCACCACTTTGTAACCTCGCTTGGGCATCGCGCTTTTGTAGTATACGTTCTGCATTTCTTGCTTTGGCAGTAGGAGTCTTTGTGACCTTTTTCATCATGTCGTCAAACGGCTTATCACCAGTTTCTTCTTTCTTCACACCACGGCCAACCATTACGTCAGCGTGGGTGATTTTATCATACGGTGGAGCCATCTTAGCAAGGTCTTTTTCTTTTTCTGTCTTGGGAACAGTGTGAGCTTTAGATTCAGCAACCTTCTTAGCAGTAGCTGTGGCGATAGCCATCTTCTTGCTCATATCCATCTCTGGGTCGTCACGATCAATTGCCTGAGCCACCTCTTCACGCTTTTTTAGTTCAGCAGGAGTGAGTTTTTTCTCATACAAACCTCCCCTAAGGTCAGTATTGCCTGCAATCGCAGCGAGGTACAGTCCCATAGACGAGTTGTTTTCTTCTTTCATATTATTTTCTACCTTAAGAGTATCTACTTTTACGTACTTGTTATTTTTGGCCATCTTATAGTGCATATCCATCGCTTGCTTCTTGGTTGGATACACAGCAGATCTCATAGTCTCACCTTCTTTAGTCTTTGCAACTACTTGGTGTGCCTCTTCAAGATCAGTGTCTTCACCAATCTTAGTATCACCTGAAGGTTGGATGATAGCTTCTTGAGCTTTCCTTTTCTTTGACATTTCCATAAGATATCGAATTGAAATCATTGTAGTTCTCCATTTATTTGTTATTATTTAGGTATTTTTCCTACCACGCCTTGCATGACCAATAGCGGGCTTTTGTTTTTGGGCCAGGATCATCACACTTGTGTCGAGCTCTAAAAGATTTGCGGCGAGCAGGATTATCCTTCTTAATTGACATATTTGGATCACCAAAGTTTACTTTCTTCACATTACCAGTTTGAGGATCCTTCACATACACCTTGGACTTCTTAACATCACCAGCCATAGGCTTACCTAAAGGAACATCACGACCCTGATATTCCGCTTCCGACACGACTGTATCGTCAGCTTGATCTTCTTCTGGTATACAGTTAGGTACTTCTACACCTTTCTTTTTCTTCATTCCAAGTTGCTTGTATCCGTCCCAACAAGGATCTTCAACTTTTTCTAAGAATTGGCTAAAAGAGATCATTATACTGTTATTCCTGGTGATATTGCTTTAACACCCAATAATCGATCTGATTCCATCCTTCTTAGCTTTGGAACAAGTCTCAAAGCAAGACGACCAATTAAAGCTTTGCGTTGACTGATCATACGTTCAGCTCGTTCCTTTTCAGCCACAGACAGTTTGCCTACAGGTTTCTTCATAATCTTTTGCTTGAGAAGCTTGATTGCCATACGTCGTGCTCTTTTTATTAATGTTTTAGGATCAGCACGTCTCTTCATTGCAATTTGCATTTTGCGTTGACGTTTTGCAGATGTCCTCATAAACCTAATGCGAGCTTTCATCCTTTCTGATCTCGACAACACTTCAGCTAACATTTCCTCATTAACTGGCATGTCATCTATTTCTTCTCCAGTATCTGGATCAACAATAACTACCTCATCGTCGTCGGCAACATCAATCAAATCATCAAAGTTAGCTTGATTAACAAGTGCATCTAACTCATCGTCTGACAGATCTAAAATCTCAAAGTCAGAATACTCGTCTTCTTCCGACATGGCTTTCTTTTGATTGTCATGCTGAGTTGCCAGAGCTTCACGTTCTTTTGAATGACGTAATATTAAATTAGCTTTATCAGTTTGCTTAGCCATTTTTTCTTTACGAGCTCCGGTGTCATAATCGACGGACTGCTCTTGCACATCTTTATTATCTTCACCGGGTTTACCTCTTGATCTGCTGTTGGCAAATTCGATTTTATGAGCACGAAACTTACGTCCTGTCTCAGGATTGACTTTGTAATCTGCAGACGCCATATCTTCAGTCTTGTATTTAACCTTCATGTGACGATCTTGTTGATCATCAGCAGGAGATACAATACCATGACCAACTTTGTTTAGCTTGTTGAAGTCTTTAATACGAAGAATTCCTTTAGCTGCATTATAGTTCGAATCTGTGTCAACTTTTTCAGACTCATGAATCTCTTCTTTCATTGAAGCTGGCATCAAAGACATATCAACCTTTACACCCACTTCTTGAGCTAAATTGAGCATTTTTTGTAGTACACCGATAAGTTCAGGTGTCATACGTTTGTTCTTAATCTTACGCAACCCCATGTTGATAGCAGCTTCAGGAGTCATCGACTCAACCTTGTCAACACCAAGCATATCGGCAATAACCCGAGCCACTTTGATCTTATCAGTGGGACGGATTGTTTTGTTTGTTAGATCTTCTTTAATCGCAGATTCATGCAGCTTACGCAATTCTGTGTAATCTTTATATGCACTTTGAATCTTACCCATGTCTGTAGACCTTACACTCAACATGGATTCACGGGCCACGTCTAAATGCATCTTTGCTCTTTTATGATTACCAGCTTCATGGGCTACACGGGCCTGTTTAACCTTTTGGTTAAAAGATGTAGCCGCTGATTCTTGTAAGTGTTCTTGATTACTCATTATTCTTCCTTGTTTATGCAAACATCTTAACAAATTTCTTCCACTCTTCAGTTGAGCCGCCTTGTTGCTCAACTCCTGCTCTTGTATTCAAACCGCGAACAAGAGTTCTTAGGTTAGCTGTCTTACTTGGAATTCTACGCGCTTTAATCACCTCAACAACTTCAATACGATCTTCTTTTGATAAAGTATAGTTGACATCCAATGGAATCTTGTCAACAATCTTTTCCATGAAGCTGTAAATTTCTTCATTGGTTGGGTCAATGGTGATAACATATCCACGAGTACGCAAGGCACCGTCAGGATCAAGTTTGTTCAAAGGCATATTGGATATAAAAATAATCTTACCTGTGAACTCAAATGACCTCGGAAGTACATCCTCGTTATCTGCTTCGTCATCGTAATCGTCTGGGTCAACAAATTGTTTGCCCCCTCTCATCCAACTAATCTTTCTGACTTTTTTAGTGTCTGATGCAGCTTTAAATAAGTTACGTCCTTCTTGATCATTAAGAGCCGAGTCAGAGTCATCAAATAGGATAATATCTTTGCGGTGATTAAAAAGGATTCTATAGATCCCTGTTGGGGTAGCTGATCCAGTAATCTTAAAGAATCCTTCTCCATCACGCTTACCAGCATCATGTAGCATATCTTCCACAGTTTGAGTCTTGCCAGTACCACCTCTTCCACCAAGGAAAAGAGCATTGGTCGCATTAGACATTAGTAGTCTCATACCAGTCTTTAGAGCATCGAGCTGCTCTTCGTATGTCATCCGGTCAATTTCGCTCTCTGATACACCTTCTACTTCATATGTTTCAGGACGGCCAGCAGATACAGTAAACTCAACGCTGTCAGATGACCCAACTACCTTAGCTAATATTGCTTTAGGATCAATCTTCTCTACATCATCTTTATCAATGATGAGTTGTTTATTTCCGGGTCTTGCATTAAACAGATTAGGATACATTTCACGAATGATGCGTTGAACATCATTCCACTTAGGACCATACTTTTTATTACCACCTTCTAAGGATTGTTGACGGATTTGAATACCCATCTTCAATCCATTGAGTGTATTACTAATGGTCTTTAGAATAATATCAGGCGTGTATACTGCTTCAGCTAAAAAACTTTCAGCATCCGACTCAATGTCCTCGTTCACAAAGACGCCGGACGTATGAACAAGCCCTAACATAAAGTCTTTAATGAAGGGAAGAATTTTAACTAATGACTGTTGTCTATTGAAAGTGATATGTTGTGTTGGTTTGGCACCAGCTTTCATACCATCCCAGTAATCCATTGAAACTAATCCAAGCGAGCTGTCGATCGACCTCACCCAATTGAGTCGAATGGATCTGTTACCAACAAAAAAGAATCTAGCACCCACTCCTACCTTACCACCTGAGGTGAACACTTCTTGAGTAGGATAGTAGTATGTCTTTCCGACGTGTTTTCTCATGTACCGAGTAACAGCACTGGCTACCTTAGGAAAGTCTTTTGATCTAATCGTGGACTCATTGATTGTTGTATAATAGCGTTTGAAATTAAACATTCGATGCTTCCTCGAATACTTCGTTTATCCATTTGTTGTGTACTACCCCTTGAACGTCTTTAACCAGTAGGTGATTTGTTCCCCTTTTTACTATTTCAAAGGACTCACCACTGATCGACTCTACAATATCACCGACATTGTATATTTCTTTACGGAAGTACCTTTCCCGTATTGAGTCAACGACGAGTTTTACTTGTTCTTTAATTACGTCATGTCCAAGACCCTCCCTAACGTCATTCATTAGACGCTTTGCATCTATCATTCTGACTCTTGAAGGAAGTCCTTTTTTAAACTCGATGAAATCACCCTTAACTGCTGCTGATCTCATTTTAGAGGATGTCATTCCAGATGCATCATCAGCATCTGGATCTCGTTCGCCAGCTGTTATGACTTGAATGCTATCAAAGTTGTAATCTACACCATTATACTTTTCAAGAGTTTCTCTATAAGAGTTGACACGATCAGAACCAGCAACCATAATCAGGTGTTTGTATTTCTTATTGAGAGCTGCAGCAGCTTCCATGAAGGTGCGCTCTTGATCATTAGCACTCTTGAAGTTGGTGTTAGGGAACATTAAGTTTAAATAGTGGAGTTTGCGATCTAGTGTGAGAGGATTCTTTTTCTTATCCTGTGTACGAGATGCATAGATGACGTAGTCAGCACGAGATTGCTGAGCTAGTTTTTTGACGAAACGGACAATTAGTTCATGCCCAGTTGTTGGAGGATTGAATCTGCCAAAAGCAAGCACGACTGTCTTGGAAGGTAGGGATTCTACCAACTGTCGGTATTTTTTCATTTAATCCATCTATATAAAGTTCTATTATTAGTTATTTATGTCAGTATACCTCTCGCCAAACCACGCAACTCATGAATCTCTCATGTAATCGCCAAAGGTTAGAAAGTTTTCACCAAAGGCTTGTTTGATCTTACGAATTGCTGTTTCTTTACCTTTGGCCTTGTCAGTGCCCACTTCACCAGACTTGACCGACACCATGGACCTAAACACACCACTGATTCGTTGACCGCTGCGATTAGACTTTAGTTTTGATTTGGCCTGAGCAAGTAACTTATCGAAAGGTAACGATAGGTTGTATTGGTACAGTAACTTTTCAAGGTCTTTGAAGTTACGCGACTTCCAAATAATCTCTCTACTCTTTTGTTTATATGTACCTGGTTCGTACGTGACCTTACGCAGTTGTAATTCAACGCTAGATAAGTTGAATTCATACTCTGTATCTTTAGGTAGCTCTGCAGGTGCTCGGATACCCATTTTCTTGAATAAGACAGAGGGTTCAGTTTCAATCGATGCTACTTTAACCAATCCCAATACCAAACCCTGCTGTTCAGCTGGCATATCTAAGAAGTCACCTTTAAACTGTGCTTCAGTATGATCCAATGCAATGATGTTGTCGATCTGCACACTGTAATCGAGAATTGGATCATGATAGCGAATCGTAACAATCTCACCAGTATTTAAAAACTTCTTGCCTTTATATCTTTCTGATCTAAAAGGAACAATAGTTGAGTCTGGTAGTTTGGCAAGCCAATCAGCAAGTTCTTTCTTTACTGTTGCCTTATCTTTGTCCGACTTGATATGGGTGATAAGATCAATATCTCCAAAGCTTTCCTTAGTCATATCAGAGTTGTAACTGCCCGATGGTTTGATTGATACAAACCCAGGATACTTCTTCATTATTTTTTCATAGCTTACCAAGAACTGTTTAAAGTGTTCTCTACTTTTAATTCTATCAGCACCTGTTGAACCAGACATTACATGCCTTTCAGTTTAGAGTTATCGGGTAAGAACTTGCCTGTCAGCCCCAATCGCGTTTTACGTTTTTTCCATTCAGCTTGAAGGTCGTCAGGTATATCTGCTCTGGTACGGTCTAGAATTTTAAAGTAAGTATCAATCATCCCTGAGTAATCTGTAGGCTTCATGTGCTTTTTAAGCTGAGCGTGCAGTTTGTAGTAATCTTCTGTCACAGAGGTGTTAAGAGGTACACCTAAACGAAACGATAATTCTTTTAGAGATCGTGTAGGATCTGTCGCAATTAGCTTGCCAGTATCTTTATCCTTGACTCCGGATACATGATTAAACGACAAGTTAGCTTGCTGAAAAGCAGATAGCATGAGTTGTGTACGATGCAATCCCTTAACATTCGACCCTGCCGGATAGGCAGCCGAATAGTAAGAGAACTTCAACCATTGCAGATCGCCAACCATCCAATCGATTTGAACGCCAGTTCCTAACTTTTTACCTGTCTTATCAATTTGAGGATACACCCCAAAGATGTTTCCAGCAGATACCTTAGCCTCATCAGTGTGTAGATTTGGAGCCTTCTGATTGATGTATTGAGTGAGCAGTTTGAGAAATGCCTTCATCATTAACTGTTCAGGCAAAGCTGTTTTAGCTCTCTTTGATAGCTTCAAGAATTCTTCTTGGACTTTTGCGTGATCGATGTTCCACATAGCCATTGCTTTGGGAGACATTTCTCTGTCGAGTAGGTCTTTGGCGTCTATTCCCAAGTCAATATCTCCAGACAATGGTTTCTTACCAACTGAACCAAGAGGGTGAAAATGCTGCATGTTGAATATACTAGCTTTCTTGGGAAATACTTTTTTTAGCTCAGCGAAGTATGCATTTAGAGTAGGTTCAATGTCCTCAAGAGCAATGGATGCTGTCTGTCCTTTAAACACATTACCCCCTTCAACAATAAAGCTTGAAAATCCTAACATTTAAACCTCTCCTTAATTGTTTTTATTGAGCCATCAGGCTTAGCATAGTACGCCTCAAATTTTACTGTTGGAAACCTTGCACTCAACTTCAAAAATACTTTTAGGTTTTCCATACTATCATCAAATAGTCTTACTTTAGAGAACTGCCTAGTATTTAGGTAGTTGTATATGATCATATATTTCTTTGTGGCAACGTCATGGTCACTGAGAATGTTACCTGCTCGTTCGACTCGGATCTTGCTCATGTCGAGTCCGTGATTACGGAACACGTCTAGAAACTTCTCTTTGTTGTCAAAGTCTGCTCTTGCCGTAAGAATGATAACTCGTGAAAGCGGCTTTTGAGCAATCCCTTTTGAAATTGCTTTGGCTTTCTCGATCATTCTACCAATTGGCTTAGATTCTGCAAACTTATCAGCAGAACGGAACTCAGAAAAATCAAACGACTCTCCGGGCGTTAACATATAAGTGTTAAACTCAGAATTGGACAAACTTTTAACAACCTTGCCACCCTTCTTAACAGCAATCTGAGCTGTTGTGTGGAATAAAGTTTCATCGATATCAAAGATTGTCAGGCTACCGTCATTAAAGGTAGCCTGTTCGCTAAGGTATTCTGAGAACGATCTCATCATAGTTTAGATGTGATTTTGTCACTTATTTTCTTAGCAAGGGTAGCAGTATTAGATAGAGAAATTGGAGTTCTCCATCTTCCAGGAGGAGCAGTTATTTTATCTGCTTTATTATCCACCACAACTGTACCCCGTAATGCCTGCTCTAAATTCTTTTCAACTGTATCAGGAGATACCACGACTAATATAAAGTGCAAATACAAATTAGGATATTCAATGAGAATATCCTGGCTGTATCTAGCTGCAGGAGATCGATTGCCATCATTCTTAATCAAATCGCTTTTGTTGCTTTCCCATCTACTTTTTGATCCACTCGAGAAGTTTCCTATCTTAATAAATGAAAATTGCTTGGATCTTGCCACTTTATTTAAATGCGTTACTACACATGACCGTCCGTCATAAGCAGTGACCTTGTTGGGCGATTCTGTTAAAATATAAAAGCATACGTACGACCCCTTTGCATCGTTTTCTGTCATACCGTTAACGTATGTTGGATTATAAACGACCGTGCGTTCTTGTATGTTTTTTCTTTGTAGGGGCGTTACTTCAATAGCCATAAGGGGTCTCTTATTTTTTTACTTGTATAACATATTTATCAATAAAATTACTCTGGATCAGTAGGTTCCTTGGGGAAGTCCTCTATAGGAATCTCTTCTGCGAGCTTAGGTAACTCCACTGGTTTGCCGTTAAGGATAAAGGAGATTTGATCCTTCACCTGTGATTTGTCGTTAATCATTTAAAGTCCTCAAAGGATTGTGGTTTCATTCTTTTACCAAAGTTGCTCTTATCAAATATTGGGCCGGTATCTTGACCTGAATCAGTCAATCCAGTCTGAGCTGACTCCTCGCAATCATACAGCTTCATCTTGGACCGATCTACACCTATAACAAAACGTTTGTAGTAAGAGGGATCAGCATATCGATTCTTCAATTGCTTGACCATAATCTGATTTAACTCGTCCAACTCTTCGGATCTAATCAAAGCAATCATCAAATCAGCTGTTGCTGGCAAGCCAAATGACTCTGAAGTATCTGTAAGCTCAACGTCAGAATTATTGAAGCCTCCACGCGTTGTCTGAGTAGCAGTGAGGATAGGTATATTGTATTCTACAGCTAAACCACGAAGCTCCTCAGCAATGGACTTGATGTACATGTACGAGTTTACAGACGCACCCATCTTTAACCTGGCACTAGAGCAAATATTTAGATAATCGATAATTAACAAATCAGGTATAAAGTCTAGCTTGCCCTTGATCTCTTCAAGTAAAGCTCTGAAGTGACCAGAGTGAGCTGAGGCAGTAGGATACTCTTTAATGATCAGTTTGCCCTGTGTCTTCTTGGATATCTTATCTACTCTATTAGTAAAAGCTGCTCTATCAACAACCTTAAGCTCATCCATTGAAAGGTTCATTAGGTTTGCATCAATACGTTCAGCAATCTTCTCCTCTGCCATCTCCATTGTAATGTATAGTACATTACGTCCCTGCATTAAGGTGGATGATGCAACGTGACACATGAATAGAGATTTTCCCGCACCAGTACCTGCCAAAACTACATTAAGCGACTTCTTAGACATGCCTCCAGATGTAATCTTGTTTAGCATGTCAAGATCAAAGGCAACTTTCTCTTCCTTACGGTGATAGAAGTCGTATCGCTCATTAGCGTCAGCCAAGTAGTTGTGACCAACATGCTGATCGAATGATATAGACAAAGCATCTTGAAGGATCTTTGGGATCGAATCCTGTGTTAGTTTTGTATCCTTGCCATCAATGATCTTAATAGACTCAAGGATGGCATTGTAGACTGACCTGTCTTTACAGAACTTCTCTGTGTTTTCTATCAACCAAGTCTCATCTGTGCGATCCTTGTGTAACATATCAACAATACGTTGAGCTTCTTGCAGCTCTTTATCTGTGATGTCTTTACGGTTGTTTAGTTCAATCTTGATAATATCTTGTGTTGGCAGTTTGTTGTACTTGGAAAAGAATCCAAGAGTTTCTTCTGCAACGACTTTCTCTAACCGTTCTTGGAAATATGATGGCTCCACAAAGGGAGCCACCTTACGACAATACTCTTCATTATGAATTAGACTAGCTAGAATTTTCTGCTCTATTCTCATCAACACCACCTGTGTATACCAAGGAGTTATAATTAACACCTTTTTCAATTAACTCAGTTAGAATAGGGCCGATGTGTTGTATAAACTCATTGTTTAGTCTTGAGCCATCTTTAAGCTCATACTCAAACTTAAGTCGTAACACATCGACCTCTTCTAACAACTCAACTCGTCCGTACTTGTATACTATACCTGCATACGGACCTTCAAGCAACTCTATCCATTGATTATCAATGATTTTATATGGCTTCATCTTCAATCTCTCCAAGCTCCGTGTCAATGTCTTGGTCTGTCATTAGTTGGCCTGACGATATCTGATAATTGGTCTTAACCCATTCTTGAAACTTTGCATTTGTAAGAATAGGGAACCAGAAGTCTTTGGTGTCAGTATCCTTCAATCGATATTTTTTATCCACAATTTCACCTGTGTCTGTGTCGACTTGAGAATACCATCCATTACTAGGTTTAACAACATGACCTGATATTAAAGCCATGTCAAGTAAGCCTGACCAGCGAGAAACACCCCCATCGAAACGCACTGTGATAGGTATCTTTGATTTCTCTCGTACATATCTACTCTTCTCTACGTTAATGATGAAGTTGTAACCAGCAAGTTCTGCCCCATCCTTTTCTTGTTGACGGCCGAGAATGAAGATGTTGTCGGCTGAGTAATATGATCCCGTACCGCCACCAATAATATCCTTTGGATACAAACCGATCTCTTTGTACGTGTGGTTTACCACGACCATTGGAATATCTTTGAGAGTTAGATGAGGGGTCACCATTCGAAAGAGTGACTTAATCTGCTTTGCTCTACTCATATCTGCAACAGACTTACCATCCATTGCATCATCAACTTCTTTCTTTGACGCCAAGTTTCCAATAGAGTCAATTAGAATCATAACACGATCACCACGTTCAATACCATTTAGCTGTTGCATGATATCAAACTTTAATTGCTCCACATCTGTGATAGGTGTGTGAACAACTCTATCCATATCGATACTCAGAGCTTTGAAGTAATCGAGGGGAGTTCCAAATTCTGAATCATAAAATAGGAGAACTGACTCAGGGTACTTCTCAAGATAACTCTTAGCCATAATTAAGCTAAACATTGTCTTGAAGTGCTTCGAAGGACCAGCCCACATTGTAAGTCCAGGTGTAAGACCACCATCTAACTTACCTGATAGTGCAACATTGATAGCTGGGACTGATGTTGGGATCATGTCCTTTTTGGTAAAGAACTTCGATGCAGCAAGTATAGCTGAATCTTTGATTGTGGAGTTCTTCTTAATTTTATCTAATAAGCTCATTGTATACCTCAATGCATTGTGTTTGATTCTTGTTCAATTCCAGAATGGATAATATGCTCTAACAACTTTCCAATATACTGCTCAAAAGGTTCTATGTTACCAAAGTCCTTGGATCCTTTATCTAGTAATTCATACTCAAAGTTGATGTTAATTTTATGATCATCCTCTTCAGTATCTACATTTATCTGACCATAAGAGAATACTATACCTGCAAACGGTTCATCCAGCAACTTTATTGCCTCCATGCCATTGGCTTTGTTTTCAACCATGACGTAATTAAATTTCATCCCATCTCCTCAACAGTGTACTCAGGATTTTTTACATCAAACACGAATGTTATTCTAGGCACGTTACCTAGATTTTCTGTTCCATGTAACTTCTTATTGTTGAACCAGAACAACATGCCTGGTTCAACTATCACGTATTCATCATCAACGAAGTATTTGTATTTGCCCTGAATCGATAAGTGATACCTATCTCTCGTTAAATAATAGGTTCCTTTATCAATATGAGCTCCAACATTATCTCCAACGTTGAGTCTGATAAAGGCACACCTACTAACATCTCTAAAGTAATTACCTAGAATTCGAAATACTTCAGTGTGGTTGTGAAAGGCCGGAGTGGGTACACAGATTTCACTATCGCCCACATACTGACCAGGTTCACTAATAGCTCCCAGTACAAGCTGAAGAGCTGTTGCTTCAATTTTAGGGAAGTTTAAATCTTTAGTCACGTCACCAGTGTTAAGTATATTTTGTTGACTTCCCCAATCATCTGGATACTGTTCTAGTTGATGTGACACTCCCGACACATCAATCCCAGACTCCATCACACGAATGTGACGGCCAGGCTTAGACTCTGTTACTTGCGTATCCATTATTCGAAAAAGTCCTCTAATGTTGATCGTTGGGTAGTTGACCAACCTAATGCATTTAGGATGTTCTGAACAGCATCTTCAAATGTCTTCTCAAACATCTTATCATAGTTGATGTATTCATACAATTCTAATTCAGGAGGTAGCTTATCAACAAACGATATACAATCTTCGTATATTGGATTAGGAACCTTCAAATAGACAAACTTTATCTTATCACCCTCTTGGATGAGCGGATATTGTTTTGTTAGGTTCTTTGCTTTTATATAGTGATTGTATAGTAAGGCTCCTCTAACATGAATGGGAGTAGACTTTTTGTAAATGGATGAATCGCTATGATACTTCTTTACGTCCGAGATGCCCCTTGGAAAAGCAATTTGTTCAGGTGTAAGAGCTCTAAATTCAGACTTATAATCGGCAACATAATTCTTTACATCGGCCTCTGTGCCATACAAGATTGCAGTGAGAGATCCCCTTAGCTTATCTCTAATCACTGAAGGGGTAGACGATTTGACCATCTGAAGACCCATCACCTTCAACTGAGGCTCGGTATACTGAACACCTTCCGAATTGTATACAGACATCACATACCGCTTCTTGGATACGCTAATCATCGTGTCGACAAGGTTCTCTCGCTTCATCTGCATCTTCTGATCATACGCATTCATGTAGTTAGCAAGCTCTTGATATGACTCATCTATAAAGGGTTGAATCTTGTCTTCAGCAACCTTATCCATAAACTGAATAACTTTATCTGTTGGAACACTAACCTTACCGTCTACACCGTAAACCTTTTGCACAAGATCGTTGAGAGACAACACAACAGAGTCTGTATCGATCAACACGATTCGGTCTACATTATCTGTTTTAAGAAGTTGATTGAAGTATTCATTCAACTTATTGGCAATCCACCGAATCGATAGCTGTCCTGATATTGTAATACTCTCAGCGATGCGCATATCAAAATATCTGAAGTATGCGTTACCCATAGCGCCATAAGCACTGTTGAGTAAAATCTTCATAGCCATCTGTAGATTGTTTAGCCGACTAATTTCTCCCTCCCACTTAGGATCTTTAGTGTTGGCATACTCCTGCCTGGCTTTCAACATTTCTTTCTTGTAGATCACACGCTTGTCATAATACAACTGCATTTGAGTTGGAAGCAGCCCTTTCTTATCTTTTCTGAAGCACCACCCATTAGCGGCCATTGCAACGTCTTGATCATACACACCAGAAAGGTCAACTTCCTTATTCAACAACTTGTCAATAGAAGTATCCAGACGTGTTTCAATGATGGTCTCGGGACTCATGTTGTATTGCATAATCAAGTGAGGATATAGCGAATTTAAGTCAAAAGAGCAGCACCAGTCGTGTTTGCCGATAAGTGGATCCTTTACATACGCTCCCTTAAAGTGACCATCTTTCTGTCCACCCTTCCTTGGTGGAACAACAATCTTCTTCTCGTTGAGGTAATTGTAAATGATGATGTCCCAAGTCTTGACGGGACTGAACACATCTTCATAGTTTACCTTTGCTGCGTACGCCATTGTTAAAGCAAGATCTAAAAGCTTCATCTTAGCATCTAACCTATCAACAAGCTCCACATCTCGAATGTTATAATAGCAAAAAGTGTCCCAGTGATTTGTATAGAACTCTTTGAAAGTGTTACCAGGATTCTCTAGCTTACGCTCACCAAGCTCCACCCAAGCAATGTAGTCTAACTTGTAAGACTCTTGAGCGGAGTATGTGAACTTCTTGTATAAGTCAAGATAGTCTAGTGATGCTACACCAGCAATGTAGGTCTTTTGAGCAGTACGTCCTCCAAGATCAACCTCTCGTTGGTTAACCTGTCCCCAAGGACTTAATTTATTGGCAAGGGTGCTACTCAATACTTTACAGAGTCTATTGTACAAATATGTCAAGTCAAACAAGGAACTATTCCATCCCGTAACAGCATCAGGACAATTCTGTTGCCACCAAACGATGAAATCCTTCAGAAGAGCTTGCTCAGTTGAGAAGTATCGATATTCAAGGTTCTCCATCTTACCACTAAACTCTCGAGCTCCCCAAGTTATGATACTTTTCTCTTTAGTATCCTTCACGGTGATCAACAGTATTCGCTCTCCTGCAACCTTGGGATCTGGGAATCCATGTTCAGTTTCTGTCTCGATGTCGATAGTGAATATAGACATCCCCAAAGGAATAGAAAGGATCTCTTGTGGGTATGTGTCAGCAATGTACTGATAGATGTTACCTGGAGACTCGTAAACTTCAAACCCGTGGACATCTTTATACCTTTCAACAAAGTCCTTGCAATCGTACATCGATCCTGGTTTAACAGCGTATACCACTTGGTCATCTAATGTCTGCCATTGGTCTGCTGCCTCTTTTAACTTTCCCTTGACCCATAGAGTTGGACGGAAGTCAACTTTTTGGTTGAACCTCCGCCCATCTTCAACACCCCTCACGTAGAGAGAGTTACCTCTTTGATATACATTTGTATACATTCTTCATCCTATAATCGATCTGTCATCATACACCCAACTTCTTATTTAATCAAGTCAGATGTATCAGCAATAGTCTTGTCAAGCCTCCACTCTAAAAATACTGGAAGAAAGAGAGAATCAACTCCTCTCCTCTTGTCGCTAATTCGCGCATTGTATTTAACAGCCACAATACGTCCGATGCATTCGCGAGTAATGGAATCACGATCAGCATCAGAGAAGCCCGTACCCAGACCGACCCTGACAGTACCACAAGCAGACTCAAGAACGAGAGCACCCATACGTCCATTATTTTTTCCTGTTCCTTCTACCCAATCAACGACCTTGAGATCGCATTCAAGCTCACCCTTAAATTTGATCTGGTGCTTTGAACGCTTATTCTCCCAAATCATGTCTTTAGTTTTCAGGATGATGCCTTCTTGTCCTAAAGACAAAAGTCGCTCAAAATGAGATTGAGCTTCTTCTAGTGTGTCCACTTCCTTGGTCCACACGTTACTGACTCGGTCATTAGCTCCCTCGATCAACACGTTTAACTTCTGAAGGCGAATCGAGTATGGAGTTTTGCACACTCCAGCTTCGAAATCCACTAAAGGAATTAGATCCCATAACGTAGCATATACTGTCTCCCCCTCAGCTTTTGACTGTGTCCCTTTAACGGCCTTGTTGAGTATACCATTACCAGTTTTACGATCAAGAAATTCACCGGGCTGGCCACAAATAAGCAGCTCACCATCAAATACGACATCCTCTCCATTAGCCATAAGAATAAAAGGTTCAGCAAATGTTGGATCAGCAATCTGAATGTCTTTACCGTTACGTGAACGAAACTCAACAGTTCCTTCACGTACAACAGCATTGAATCTCATGCCGTCTGCTTTTAGTTGAACATAAGCTGGAAAATTAACTTTATCGATTAGTTTTTGATCGAACGCGGAAGCAAGCATGCAAGGGTATTCATGTACCAGACCTGGCCATACCTTATTGACTGTAGATTCACTGACACCGCACTTCAAGTCTTTTTGAATGATACGCTCGATAACCTTAGCATCATCTTCAGTCAGCGAAGACAACATATTCGTTAGATATTTAACGGCAGCATTTCCAGTAACTCGACGGAGGTATATGGTGTGGAGACAATCCACTGCCATGTCTAAGCTGGTAGCTTTGTCAATTGTTGCAGGTGTGTAAGAGGGGATTTTGCGAATATAGAATTGGGTGAAAGTATCAAGCGCAAGGAAGCAAACGTGCTTAAGCAGCTCATTATCTTTGTGATTATTTAACTGTTGAATCTTGAAGTTGCGTGAGCTGTTAGCAGCTAGCTCTACAAATATTTGATTGATGCTCATAATGTAGTTGTCCTTAAACGCAACGCTGGATGCGTAGTTGGTCAATGATTGGGTTTAACTCTGTTTGCATGCTAAAAGGTAGCCCAAAGGTGAAGCAAGCATACTCACTCCCATAACCCAAATCCCAATCCTCAAGTGAACCGTCCAGCATCCAGAAGATAGCAGTTGCACGATCCTTAGCACCATGAGCCATGTTGTGACTAATGTCACGCTCAAAATCACTAATTGCACTGCGCTCGCTCTCTTCCTCTTCTGCCACCGCGCGGTGCAGGACTACGATCAACT